GGGACAATAAGCTAAGGCCATGTGTGCTGGTTTCACATGGTCGAACGGCTCCGACCGAGGTGGTCTTAGGTTCGGGTTGCTCCTGGGGAGCGAAAACTTACAGGCACCAATGGCGTACCTAGCCGAACGTGGCGAATACGAGTTCCGATTTACAATCCGGTCCTCAGGGTCTTTTGAGCAGGTACCTTCCTCCTGCATTGCGGTAGAATCCGCCCCACTTGCTGCCCCCGAAGGGGCCAGGACGTCCGTCTCACGGACGCACCCAGAGCCGTGTCCCTCCGAAGAGGACCACACGAAACTGGAGGCAAGCTTGGGGGGGTCGATGGTCTACCCTCAAAATAACCTGACGACGCGAAGATACGTAGTCGCTCTACCTCACACGCGAGTTAATTAAACTAACGCCATTAACCACTCTCAAACATCACAGTCCTCCCAGCTACAAATGGGGTCCACCGTCCTCAGACCAAGCGCGGCATATTGTCAGCGCGGATGAGCAGGTCGACGGGGGGGGGGTAGTGTCGCTGGACCTTTCCTACTTCTACCACGTGAGGACGTGTAGTGAGAAAAGGGTGGTCGTCTAACCACTTGGTGTTGGTGTGCTGGACGAAGATCTCACGATCTCGCCCCCAGGATTTGCAGAACTCATACAATTCCTGAGGCCAAACAAAGGCCCACCTCATTCCAATCCACCTAAATCTACGGAGTGCCAAGCTTTGAGGCATCCTGCGTATCCTGGCGTAGGATACTCGGTCGAGCCGACTTTCGTAAGGAACCACCCTCACTCCAGTCCACTTTTCGGTATTATCACGCTGCAGCTGGGCTGCAGCCAGAGTGATAAAAGGCAGGAATCTTCTTCGAGGAGGCGCAGCCACAACACAGGCCTGCGTCCTCTTCTCCCCTTTCTCGGTCAAGGGACATCCGCCCCACAATGCGGATACACGAAACCAACGCTTCTTAACGAGCTGGCCTCGCCACCAAGGTCCGAGAGACGACAACTCCTCTCGCACGCCCCGAAGAGCGATTTCATGTCTAAGTTCCGCGACCACCATCAACTGGTGACTCCGAGCAAAACTAGACATACCTTCAATGACGGACCTCAACATCCCTCCGGGTTCAGATCGGTTGAGACGAAGGAAAGACAAGACTGGCTTAGCAATCAGTGAAGACCGCCGCCCATCGTACACCTGGCTGTTTAGCTCCAGGTAACGACGCGAGCGCCCCGTTTTTTCCTCGTTTACGATGAGACCATATCTCGCAGTGACCTGTCTCCATGTCCCGTAGAACACAGAGTCACCGCAGAACATGCAATCATCACCGTTAAATCTCCCAACCCGACTTCGATCGCGCCGGTCGCGGATATCACAAGAGATATCGAAGCAAGCCTTGTTGAGCAGGCACAACAATGGGAAACTGACTAGGTTACCCATCATTGAACCCCTCTTGATGGCATGGGACTCTCCCACGCCAAAAGGATTCCTCCACCGGAGATCTCGAAAGCTACCTTTCAGGACATCCCGTTCATGAGCCGTTAGCTCAGCTGACCTTGCGATCTCTTCCACGATTGCATCAACAACGGTTAGGTAGATGTTATCTGTGGCCGACTGGTAGTCGCCACTAATATAGAGCTCACCTTCCCGAATGTCACGCTGGACGACCGCAAAATCCCCTCTTCCTACGTCACCTCGCACACACCAGCCCGAGCTGGTAATGTGATCGTACAGAGCATTATGAACAGGAGTCAACACGCGCTTGACCTCCGCGGACTGCATCGTCACAGTCCGAAACTTGCCTTTCTGTTTGGCGACCCCGACGCGCACAGTCGACCAACTACCGGAGTAGTCGGCCTCATGCACCGAAAGGGTCCCGCCATCAGATCGGCGAGCCTCATAACACCCCTGCTGGTCAGGGACGTAATCTCCGAGACTGGGTACCTCACCGCTCAGTCTCTTCTCCTCCAACCGTCTCCCCCATCCTGAGAGCAACTCACGCACCTTCAACCGAAGCACGCGCAGCTCATCGAAGGATGGCAAGAGGGAAGTAGGCACGTCTTGTCCCACATGTGCCTCCCACTTCCGTCTCGCTTCTTTGGACGCGATATTATCGCAAGACCTGCAAGGGACATCGAACAGTCTCTTGCACGACTTCATCATCATGGAAAGCCTATGATGTCGTCGATCTAACTTGGCATGCCGTTGCAGGCAAAGCCGCGTCCATTCCTCCCACCACGCTCTTATGGCGGAACAGTGCTCCCCTTGTGGGATGCTATCATCTGGAATCGTGAATTCCAACGAGATGATACGCACTGCTCTCGAAAGAGCTTTACTCAGTGACCCTGCTGCAGGACAGCGGGCATTGCGGGTTACATCCTCTCTGGAGAGGTATTCGCCCACACCAAAAGACATCGCGTGAGAGAACGTGTCGTCTGGTAGTCTATTTCGG